GGCTCATAAAGGCCATAGGAACTGCCATCATCGCCAGCCGCAATCTCTACATATCCCGCGTTTGACGAGGTTGCATCACCGCCAAAGAACCAGAAGTCGTTGTCGCCACAAGTACCCTGTATTCCGCGCTTCGCAGTACCTGAGTTAGCAAACTTAATATTTGCCGACACGGTTTGTTCGATATCTTTGCGTAAGTAATTATCTCCGCTAGTACCCCTGAGAGTATCTGCATCTAAGCCAGAGCCGGAACCATCGTTGCCTGCATGCCATATTTTATTGCCTCCAGCGTAAGCAGAGGTAGTACTTAAAAGTAAGTGCCCTGAAGTGTTAGAGTACATGCCGACTTTATTGTTGTAGTCGTTTCCACCCCATAGCGACCAGAATCCGTTGTTCTCTCCAGCATAAAAGTTGCCATCAACCATAACAGACATCTGTCCGTTGTTTGGGTTATCTCTTTGAAATACAACTTCGCCGCCGTTTACAGCAATCCCTGTATGTCTCGACCCCGGCATATTAGAAGCATTCCAGCTCCCCCCAGACTGTATAAAGCCTGAAGCCTGAATCCCATCAACAGTATCAGCATCTAAGCCGGAGCCTGAACCGTCGTTTTCCGAAGTCCAAATATCATAAGGTCCAACTATTGTTGAACTGCCTTGCCTTCTTGATAGTTTAGGCGAACCCCAAAAAGGCAAGATAATGTCTTGCATGTAATAATTAGAACCGTTGCCGTGGTTGCTAATAAGATGACCTGCCCAACCTGTATACCCATTCAAGGTTCCAGACGTTTGACCGTAGGTAAGGTTGTTGTTGCCGATCCCTGTAATACTTAAACCAGTTACATTTGAACTTGTTGTGGCAAATGCAGAAGCGTGTTGCCCGTCGAGCAAATCTGCATCTAAGCCAGAACCAGAGCCGTCGTTGCCAGCATGCCACAAGTTGTAAGTACTGCCGCCCGTTGTGAAAGTCCCGTTGCCTCTTAGGTAGTGTGTGCCGCCTACATTAGAGCCAATGTAAACTCCATAGCTACCATTCCACCCGATAGCATCTGAAAATACGTTAGCCGTTATCCAAGTGGCTTGCTTCGTCGTAAAACTCAAGGTGTTGTTTTGAGAAATAGTTCCAATATTCGTAAGGTTGCGGCTAGAGTCTATAAACTTACTGCCACCAACCTCAATATCGCCATTTTGGCGTATAGTCATTCTGGTGTAGAGAGTGCCAGCTCCTACAGCAGTCGATAGCGATGCGTTAGCACCTGCCGAGGTAGCACCTGTGTAGGTATCAAACACATGATTGTTTGCAATGTGTCTAATTCGATCTGAGCCAGACGACCCTTCAACATCGTTGTACTTGGCAAGAACAAGCTCTGATTTCTCTGTGCCAGAGTGAATCCTCTCGCCTATATATGTATGGTTGTAATTACCATTTTGGTCGCCAGTAGTGCCGCTAAAGGCGATGTAGTTTTGATCGTTGGCAACTGCCGATACTTTAATGCCGCCTAGATTGTATGTGGTTGACGTTGCTAATCTAGCGTCAGGTAAAGTCCCAGCATTTAAATTGCTTGCGCTCCTGTAGTAAGAACCATGCTGTCCATCAAGCAGGTCAGCGTCTAAGCCAGAACCAGAGCCGTCGTTACCAGCATCCCAAACTAAATGACCAGCTCTTGTTAATGTTCCCGTATCCGTGGCTATTTCAGCACTGCCATATACCGAAAGCCCGTAAGTCGGAGCAGATCGGCTGCCCCATCCGCTAGGTGAGCCAATATGCACTCGGTTATACATGTGTATGTATTCGCCGCCCTGACTTCCAACTGCAGTGCCGCGAATCGTTCCCACTTTTATTGCGTGGTCATTGACTTTTGTAAAGCTATATTGACCGGAAGCGGTATCATTAGCATCAGACCGCAAGAAACTACTTGCTTGAATACCATCAACAGTATCTGCATCTAAGCCAGAGCCAGAGCCGTCATTGCCTGCTGTCCATATAGTATTGCTATTGTGCTTCAGCTGGCTTGAGCCGTTAGTCTCAAACGCAATACCATCATTGGCATCATTTTGAGAGCTAATAACTAATACAGAACCACCATGCCCGCCAGTGTTTGTGGTGTGCTGTATAAAAGCCCTGTCAGTGAAGTCAGTAGTGCTTTCCTTGTCAAAGCCTGTGAAGTCAATTGTGCGAGCTTGATTGGTTGTAGTTGCAGTGCCACCTAGCAAGAGATTGCCTTTCAGCGTCATGTCGCCGCTGCTGGTGATAGCGCCCGTATTTGAGATGCTAAATACGTTTTGAGCACCATTTGTTCCATTGTAGTATCGCAGGGTGCCATCTGTTTCGACCAAAAGCTGACTTTCAGGAACGCTATTGCTTGACGTGCTGTACCACCTCAGCCCGCCGATATTGCCCGCTGTTCTCGTGCTGTGGAAGTCAAAACCAGCGAAGGCGTTGCCTTCTCGTATTGTTATATTGGCATCACTATTTTCGGTCTGTGTCCCAGAACCTACTTTAAGGCTACCGCTGCTGGTGATAGCTTGCGAATTGATTGTTCCGCCAAAAGTAGCGTTACCGCTATTTAAAGTTAAGCCAATGCTGTTGGTGTTTGATACCAAATGCAGTTTAGCTTCACTTCTGAGAACCATGTCATGGTTATCTGCGCCTGTATAAATAGAGCTGCCGTTGCTAAAACCTAATATACCTCTAATAGCATCTGAGTCTCTAAAATGAACGGCTGCACTTGTTCCGGTGGTATTAACTCTTATTACTTCTTCAGCGCTTGAGGTTGCATCTATAGCTCCACTTGTAATGGTGCCAATGTTGGTCAGGTTACGGCTAGAGTCTATTACTGTGGTGCCGTTTATCTTGAGGTCTACACCGCCGCCTGCTTCTTTTTGTAGGTTTACCGAGCCGCCCCCAATCTGCACTGGAGCAGTATCGCCCCATGTAAAAAACCCTAATCCATAAGCACTGCCATTTTCTTTAATAATGCCTGTCTGGTTAATTGCGCCAGCGGCTGTGCCTACTCTAATATCTGATTCAATATTTAGGTTGCCTGAGAAAGTGGCTGTAGTCCCTGACAGAGCGCCTGTGAGTGTGCCGCCTGAACGCATCAAGGCTCCCGCAGAGGAAACAGCAGACGTTGTTACAGTTGCGTCTGAACCTGCAGCTCCTGTAGCTCCCTGAGGCCCCTGTGGTCCTGTAGCCCCATCGTTTCCGTCTGCACCTGCAGGGCCTGTTGCGCCTGTAGCACCTTGAGAACCAGTGTTCCCTTGTGGCCCTTGTGGCCCTTGTGGTCCGGTGGCTCCCTGTGGTCCCGTAGCGCCATCATCCCCGTCGACTCCATCTGCACCTGGAGCACCAGTGGCCCCTGTTGGGCCTTGGGGACCGGCAGCTCCTGTAGCTCCTGTAGCTCCTTGGGCGCCTGTATCTCCTGTATCACCCTGAGGACCTACAGGGCCTTGAGGACCCGCAGCGCCCGTAGCTCCTTGAGCACCTGTAGCTCCTGTCGCACCCTGAGGACCTACAGGACCTGTTGCGCCTGTGTCCCCGCGAGGTACTGTGAGAACGCCCGTGCTGCTGTCATAGGAGGCAGATGAACCTGCAGCGCCAGTGGCAGCAGATAGTGAGGTTATGTTACTTAAACTGGTTGCAGCAGATGCGGCTGAGGTAGCTGCTTCCGATGCTTTTGTTGTCGCTGTCGCTGCGCTTGCTGCAGAATTAGTTTCTGATGTAGCAGCCTGGGTAGCTTTTGTAGTGGCAATACCAGCCTGATTTGTCGCTGTGTTAGCGGAGGTATTAGCCCCTGCTGCTGATGTGCTGGCTGCCTGGGCACTTGATGCGGCTGCTGCAGCTTCGCTTTGGGCGCTAGAGGCAGACCCACTGGCATTTGACGCAGATGTGCCTGCGGATGCAGCTGAGGCTGTCGCGCTAGAGGCACTTGCTGCAGCAGAAGATTGTGAGGATGCCGCAGATACCTGGGCAGATTCGGCTGCAGTTTGAGCAGTTTCCGCGTGTGTCTCAGCTGTCTCCGCACTTATCCTGGCTGCAATTGCATTAGCTTCAGCAGTCTCTGCATTTACCTCAGCAGTCTCTGCATTTACCTCGGCGAGTTCCGCAGCTACTTTAGCGGTGTTGGCAGAGGTGGCTGAGGATGCTGCTTGGGAGGCTGAAGCAGCGGCATTAGATGCTGAGGCTGATGCCTCAGAGGATTTTTGATTAGCAGTAGATGCGCTCGTCGCTGCGTTTGAAGCTGAAGTTGCCGCCTCTGCAGCTTTTGTGGTTGATGTCGCTGCATTATTTACACTCGTAACTTTGGAGGTTTCACTTGCAACCGCACTAGCGGCTGAAGCATTTTTAGAAACTAAGGCTGCGGCAGCAGAGGCGGCAGAATTAGTCTCTGCAGTTTCTGCATTAGTCTCGGCGGTCTCTGCATTAGTCTCGGCGGTCTCTGCAGAGACTTTAGCAGCCTGGGCAGCGACTTTTGCAGCCTCTGCTGCAGCAACTTTACTATCAATACCTGACGCACTAGAGGCAGCACTGGCAGCTGAATCCGCAGCTGCATCCTCGCTTGCTTTAGCAGCAGCAACGGAAGACTCAATAGCGTTTGTCTCTTCTGGGGTAGCCCCACTTTTAGCATAGAAAGAGCTATTGCTTGGAGATGTAGATTCGTTGGATGCATCGCCTTCTGTGGGGGAAGCTCCGCTCTGTCCGTAAAAAGATGAATTGCTCAAAATGTAAGCCTCTGCAGTATAAGGAGAGTGTAGAAATTACAGCGAATATGTGGGGCGTATGGATTGCAATGTGCCACTTGTTTCGGCATCGTTTGCTTGCTCCTGCAGCTCAGTCATAAACTCTTGGTATTTCTGTGCAAATATAGGAGCTCTTTCGTCTAGGTAATAATCACTGGCATAGGTCAATGCACCATATGTAATCAAGTCTGCAGCTATTGCTGCCAAGACATTCTCATCACTGTCAGATGTCATATCTGTGAATGAAGCATAGTAATTAAGGGAAAGACTCCCACTGGATGGGTAGGGGTATAGAAGTAGGACGCCCTGCTCTCGAGCAAAATGCCTAGGAGTACCTACCTCATTGCCTGCCTTCAACGCACTCATTTCACGCATGGGTATACGAGACAGCGCCTGGTCGGCAAAGTACACATCAATTGCTTCTAAGAAATCGGCTGGTAGATTTACCTGAGAGGCTGAAGAAGTGAAGGTGTAGGTGTGCTTTTTCTCCATCGAAGGCACTCGCAGGCTTCGCTGTATTCTAGTAATACCCTGGTCAATAAAAGTATCGGCCAGGGCATCAGTGATGTCGCTGCGGTTGAGAAGGGCTTTAAAGTGTGCCCTGATTTCGCCCTTATTCATTGTCTATTTCCTCTTTGCAGTTTTAGCTGCTTTCTTAAATGCCCTGGCCGTTGGAGCACCTTTGGTGCCTGGCGTCCGCATGGTCTCTCCGCTACCTGCCTTGATACGCGCCCTCTTCTTTTGTATATTTTTGTACAGTCCAGACTTAGCCATTCGCTACACCTTTTTCTTCGTGGTCAAAAACGCATCCAGGTTTTCTTGTTTTAGCCTGGCGACAATCGCGTAGGCCGGTTCTTGCATCATGTCAAACCCCTCCCGAAGCCACTTCTCGTGGACCAGGACAGGCACCCGAGCAACACTCATATATTCACCTTCGTTAAGCCCCAAGGAGTCATCTCGCTGTTTGCGGATGTTGTCTAGGAAGCTCTGGGGAATATGTTGTGTCTGCTGGATATTAAAATTTTGGTCGTCGTTGTCGCGTAGGACATTCGACTGCACTGAGTGCAAAGTGTCTGAATCAGACATTGGTTTCTTCTCCTTAGATAAAATGCAGGTAGGACCCAGGTCGGGCAGTAAGGAGAGCGGAACCTGCTTTACCAGGTCCCACCTGCAAACTACTTACTAACTACTGAATCAAGAAAGACCAGTAATCATTCCGCTGTCACTAAAGTTGCTGTGCTTAACGGAAACTTCACCCACACAGAAGTGAGTATCAGAGTCGCCATTCTTAGCAAGCAAAGTACGAGTGAACGGACGCAGAACACACTGCTTGAACATCGAGGGGTCGATGAGGAAAGCGTGAGTGCTCAGCTGGTTGCGGTTAATCAAAGTACGAATCTCTCCGAATGGAGTTACCAGTACTTCAATAGCGTTGACCAGGGTCTTAGAAGAACCAAAGTCACGCTCACGGCTAGACGCTGTAGCAAAGTTAGCTACGATAGTTGCATCAGCAGGCTTAATCATCAGAACAGAGGGGTCACTACCGTTCTCATAACAATCCTGGTGCAACTCAAGCAGCTTAGCTTCAGTCAGTGCGTCGGTGGAGTTGGAACCTGCGTCAACAGTTGTAGAAATCTGCTGAGACACAGAAGCCATCTTACGTGCTGCTGAGGCGCTGCCAGTTACTGCAGCCTGGTCGACACCAATCATGGCTTTTTCTACGTCCAGCTTGATGGCTTTCAGAGTCTTAGCCAGAGCGTAGGCAGTTTCCTTCGCACGACCGTGAGTCTTCACAGCGTCAACTGTTGCAGCTACCTTGAAAGCTTCACCGATAATCTGAGTGGTGTTGCTACGGGTAGTTGGCTGAGCGATGGCAGTAGTTGAAGCGTCAGCTCCTTCTACCAGGGCATTTACGCCCGCTGCACGAATTGAATCTTCGAGCCACTCAAAGGTACGAGCAGATACTTTCTCGCTCTTTACAAGAGTTTGGAAAGGAGTAGAGGTTGGAGAAATATTGGCGATAGTCTGAGATACATCCTCAGCTAGGCCAACCGTGGCATACGATACTAATGTAGACATATTTAAATTTCCTTATGGAATATTAGGGGATAAAAACTTGGCGTCACTGCCAGTTAGACATAATCACATCTGCAATATTGTCGAGGTCATTAGCATTAGCCCTAAGCTTATCCACCTTACGTTGCTGATTCTGTTTCTTGAGTTCAGCACTGTTTGGTGGGGCTTTCTTAGACCTAAGTACTTTCTTCGCTGCCTTAGCTTTTTTCACAGTTGCTACCTTCTTGGTTTGGTCGAACATGCGGGCCTTGTTAAGTAACTTGATAACATTAGGGTCTGCATATTGATTAACCTGGTCTTCTGGTAATCCCTGGGAAATAGCGTAACTACGGATATCGTTATAAAGGTCGTTGGACCAGTCAGGGACATCCTGCTGGAGAACCTTTATGCATTCCTTCGCTTGCTGCTGCAAAGACTCGCTCTGCTGCTGCTTAACGTAACCGTAGAACTGGTCGGCTTCTTCGGAAAGAAACTTTAGGTCTTCTTCTGCCTGGCGAGCTTCGGCACGTAAAGCTGTAAAATCATCGGCTGACATTTGCTTACTAGCTACTAACATGTCAACTTCTGCATACGGCTTGTATCGTTCCTGGGCACGGGTCAGCATGGCTTGCAATGATGCATCGGCTTTCTGCAGCTGTTCATCAGCTAACTTTCGCTGTGATGCCATTTCTTGAGACTTTCGGGTGAGAGATGCTTCCTGGCCATAGAGTCTTTTCAGGTCTTTGACGGATGCCTGTTTAGTTTCACCGTCGACAACAATTTCTACCAGGCTTTCTTCATCGAGGACTTGGACTTCTTCGTTGTCGTCTTCGTCTTCTTCGCTGGTTTCTTCTTCGCCGTCTTCTTCGGTGTCTTCATCTTCAGGGTCCTCATCGTCCTCATCGGATTCTAGGTCTTCTTCATTCTCGTCTTCTTCAGCTTCGGCTACTTCAGTCTCGTCAGTAGCTTCTACCTCAGCCTCTTGGTCTTCTTCGGATAGCTCTTCAGCGTCCTCCCACATTCCAAGAATTGCTTCTGCAGCATCATCGATAGATTCCGCTGCTACAGGGTTGGAACTTTCATTGACGTTATCCAGGGACATAGTCTATTCCTCTTCTGGTGTTTCTTTGTTGCGTCCATTAATTTCATCACGGACAGACACATGTTGTTGCATTGTGTCAATAATCTCGCGAATGGCTTTGTGTTGGTAATAAGCCGCTGTCCTTGCGTCAGTATCGCCAGGCTCAGTACCGACAAAAGTATTAAAACTATTGCTGATAACCTGGTTGACGATAGCTACGAAAGCTTCGTTTTTTAAAGTTTCTTCAGCGGCGTTACCTAGGTGAATCATTTGTTCTTCTTGCGTCATACGTCTCTCCTTTAAAAGACTAAGTTAACCATTGGGGGAAGCAATGGCGGTAATCTCATCAGCCTGCTGTGCAAGCACAAGCTCGGCAGAATCAATGAGTTTCTTGTGTCGTAGCTGCTCTTCTTTGAGGTCAAGGCTGTCACTCTGTATAGCGTGTTGGTTCTCGACCTTGGCTTTCTCCAGCTCAATCTTCATCTGACTAATCTGTGAGTCGACCTGGGCCTTCATCTCGGCTATAGCAGTCTGACGTTCCTGTAGCTCCAATTGCTTCTGAGCCATCTGCATTTGCATCTCTGCAGCAGGGTCTGGCTGTGGAGGCTCGATGTTCTCAGGATTGGTCAGGTAGTTGCTGACTTCTTTAACGCCTGAGAGCTCCATGATTTTCTTTGCCAGCTCATATTGGTTTGGCTGTTGATACATCGCGGCTAGGTTTGGGTCATTGGTAAGTAATGTGTGCATGTTGAGATACTTAGTAGCTTCTTTCTCTTGCTCTCCGTATCCCAGGTGCAGCTCAATCTGTACATCACGCTTTTCTTTCCACTTACGCGGGTCACACACAACATAACTACCGCTCAGCTCAACCATCTTCTCCTGCATCTCATTCTCACAGACCAGGTTATAAACCATGTGGAACAGTGGCTTCATAAACTGCGAAGCAAAGTTCCTGGCAATAATCTTCTGACGCTGCTGAGACATGGTGGCCAGCTGCTCAACCATAGCGGCTGAGTTTTGCTTGGAGATAGCATCTTTGTTGAGGCCCTGGCTCATCTTGCTGACACCAGTCGTGTCTTCCATGTCCTCATCCAGCATTTTGATTGTCTGGAAAATGAAGGGGTTGAGAGGTGCCTGGAGCATTGGGCTAATGGCATCAGGGCGTGTCGTGTTAACAATGCCGCCCAGGCGATTATCGATAAGCTCTCGAGGATTGCTCAGGCCACCCTTGACTACTGTGTAGCGGGGATTGTTAGTAATCATTGCGTGGTCCAGGATAGACCTGGTCAACACGGTGCGGGCATTCTGAGTCGCCACAACCTTGTCGGCAAAGTTATTACCATAGAATGAGTGAGGTGTCGGCAGCGGTACAAAGGTAACAAAGGGCTTGCGGTTAACCTTCTCTTTTTCCAGCAGCACGTTGCCTGCTTTTATGACTTTGTACAGCTCAGCAATACCCGTGCCTTCAACGTCAAGTAGGATATATGCCTCATACACCATGACGCTGCGAACCTGGTCCTGGTGGTCGCTGCTCCCGTTGCGGAAGTTACCTACGTTATCAAATCGTGCCAGGACCTCGGGGTCAGTCTCAAAGTCAACATCAGTGTGGTCGCCAATCTTGTCGATTAGTTTCTCTGAGTATCCTTCCAGGCGTAGCTCCGACAATGTCTTCTTGGTGCGGTGGGCGCAGAAAGTAACATCCTCTAGGCTTTTAGCTTGGCTCTCAATCAAGAACTCTTCTGGAGCAACATTCTCAATAACTACCTGGCTAGTGTCTCTCTCGATACCAATAGTGCCCGAGGTAAGACCAATGTCATCTGTAGTACTTTCGACTAGCTCAACGTTATCCTGGGCCAGTAGCATGTCTAGCTCAGTCTCGGTGATATCCTCGAACTCTTCGTAATCGGTCTCTGTACTGTTTTCCCAAAAGACTTTGACGACACCTGCCCTGGCTATCAGAGCATCATGGATGGCTGTCGACATGACGTTAAACATGTCGTTCTGACGGTGGACAACATAATCGGTGTACTCGGTACACATCCTGGCCAGTTCAACATCATCTTCGTTTTGTGGGGCAAACTTTACGGTACGAGTGCCAGCACTAAAAGTTTCAAGTAGAGCTGCCTTGAGGCTTTCAACTGCATCATATACATCTAAAGATACATACTTGGAGTTGCCGTCATGCGCTGGCTTAGGCAGAGTACCGTTGTAGTAGTCGATAATCTTGGCGCGTTCAGTGCTTAGCTCTGAATCAGCATATCCAACTGAGTTGCCAACTTGCTGGTCAACTAGCGTGACGATGCTGTTGTCACTTAGTTTCTTGTAGTCCTTTTTTGCCATGTCATACCATCTCTATATAAAAGTCGTCAGTGCTATCTATTGGTTCCCAGGCTCCCTGGTGAACATAGTTGGCCAGGGCCAGAGACATCACACAGTCATCGAAGCAGCCTGACTCGGCTTGCATTGCTCCAGATTCTGTGACGATGTACGTCATCATCTCTCTGATAGTGACCTTGTCATTTAGCTCTATTTCGTTCTCACGCATC